GAGCTTTTTCCCCTTGCTTGGATGGTATAACCAGAATCTCATAGTGGTAGCTGTTTGAGGTGATAAAAAAAGGGGAGGGGCAAACAACCGAGGAATTCCTTCCTCGTCAACAAATCCCCTCCCCACAGGAGGATCAAAGAACAGGTGTCGGCCTATACGCCGTGCGCTGCAGAGTAAGCCACATAGGCAAGCTCAGGCTGCAGCATATCAACGCCCCAGACCGCATCAACGCGGTAGACCTGCTCATCCTCATTGATGTCGTACTGAGCAGTCATACTGAGGCTAAGGCCGGTTTCCGGATCAGTAATGCGGGCCTTCACCGGAGCGGTTTCCGGCAGCTCCTTCTGCACCATCGCAAGGGAGATTGCGTTCTTATGGAAGAAGGCGTCCATCCGGTATGTGGTCCCAGCCGTACCGATAACAGTGATTCCGGCATTATCTGCCGGGGCGGCAGAGACGTTCTGGTAAGCCCCAAGGCTTACACTTTCGCCGGCCGCATTTGTTGTCGTCAGCGATCCGTCATTGATCGACGGGCTGATCGAGATCGTCGCCTCGCCAGAACCGTCAGTGTCGACAACATCCTGGACGACGAACGTCTGCAGCTCCCCTGTCGACACCTTTGTCTGCGGATGTACCTCATACACACCATCGATAGTGAATCGGTCCCCTGCATTGAGGAACCCGCTCGTGCTATTTGTACATCCGTCGATGTTAAGGGTTCCGCCGGTCTGATCGCCGCCTTTTACCAGCGGTGTTCCGCCGTGGTCGCCCACAGTGTGAACGGGCATCATTGCTGACCGGTACAGCTGCATCTCGGCAATCGGGCCCATGTATCCACGCTGAACAGCCCCTTTGACCATTTCAGAATTGTACAGGCCTTTCATCTCTTTGTCGATGACTTTTCCATCCTTGATGTTGAGAATACCGGATCGCTTGCCATCTTCCGGTATACCAACAGAGGTCATATACCCGTCAATGTCCGTGATGAGGTCCGAACTAATCGCAGTTCCCGGAGTTCCTTTCGCGAAATACGCCTTTTTTATGGCGCATTCCAAAACCGACTGCTCAATTACATTCCCGAGCTGCATGACCCCAGTATCCAGGTATCTCTCACGAAAATTCTGAATGCTCAGGGTACGGTCGCGCTGGTTGAACTGCAGACCGAAGTTACGCTGTCTGTTGATCGTGAACGGCACCTTCCGATCCGTCATCGGCTGCTTAACCAGTGTGCGGCCTTCGGCGGTCTTGGTCATGAAGGGTCTTTCAATAGAAATGGTGTCACCAACCTTGCCAAACCTCTTTTCGAGGTTTCTATGCACCCGCTTGACACCAACAGCGGAGCTCTTAAGCACTTCCATCATCTCTCTGATGATGATGTCATCTGTAAGGAAGACGTTACCGTCTTCTCCATATGCGCCCATAATTACTCTCCAATAATGAGTGTGTTAATCAAACCCACCCCTCACCGGCTCCCCTCTCTTTGTCCATTTCAGCGCGTATATCCGCGTACTCTTGCTGGGACCGCGCATCACTGAGCTTTTTCGGTAGTGAGCTGTTCCCGTCAAGCGGGTTGATCGGCTCGGTGGCTTTAGTTTCTTTTTTCGGAGGCTTTTTCTGCGCCTCCTCTGCGAGCTTGCGCTCAATAGCAAAGATTTCCCGGGCCTGCCTGTACTTCGGAAGGTCACCGATCCTCTGCGATTCCTTCGGGTTTTGAGCCAGGTAATAGACGATATCGCCTGCACCGACCTCCTCTGCCTCGCTTATAGCGACAGTCATTGTGTCGGAGATAAAAAGTCCGTCGTTAACCCCTTTTTGAACCACATCGTCGAAATCCATGTATTTGTCTTTCGCGTCCTCGAGGCTGTCTTTGACAACCGCCGCGGCTTCTTCATAAGCCGGGTCTACCTCTAGGGCACGATCTGAACCATCTTTTTTCCCGGCCTGATCGTTTGCCTTTGCGGTATCGCGACTGTTGTCCCATGCCTCTTGAGCCGCCTGGTACTCGTCCCAGGTCTCAAAATCCTCAATCTGTGGGCCTTTGTCGTCGCTGTCTCCGGTTTTGCTCTCGCCGTTTTTGTTGTCAGTTTTGCTTGATTTAGCGGACCCCAGTTCCCGTTTGAGTTCGTACTTCTCTTTAGTCAGCCGGTCGATACGTCTCTGAACGCTTTTTGGGACTTTGCTTTTGCCCTTTTCAGCGTCCGCGCTGGCACCGTCAGCGTTTTTCTTGTCATTGTCGGGCTTGCCGGCAGGTTCGTCAGGAGCTTTGTCCTGATCGCCACCGGACTCGTCTTTTTTGTCGGTTGCCGAATCCGATCCCTTATCAGGGTTCTGCGCTGGCTGCTCGTTAAGTGTCGGCTCATCGCCAATAACTACGGCATCACTGCGCTGCGGCTTGTCGCTGAAAGTGACCTCATAGCCTCCGTCAACTATTTTACTCTGCGGTTCAGGACTCTGATCCTGATTGATTGGTTTTGTTGCTTCTGACATGCGCGCTATCGTTTTGATTGCGAAATAATGCCGGAAATGCGCTTTCCGTCGGCGTTTCCCCTCTATTTCTAACAAACATCCGTTTCGTCAAACGGATTATTTTTTGGCAGATCATAGCAAAAGCCAGGCATTAACCGGACTGCTGCAACGATTCGGCAGGAGCAAGCACTTCGCTCATAGCCTCAGCGACAAGCCGTTTCACTGTCTCTTCGACTGACCCGGGGCCTGCTGCCTCGGCTGCGGCCTGGATCTCAAGCATCTTTGCCTTAGCCTCAAGGGATTTCGCTTCTGCCATAACCTTATCGGCCTCAGCTTTCGCGATATCGGCCTGAGATTTGGCTATTTCCGCTTGCTGCTCCGGTGTCGGCTGTGGCGGCTCAATGCCCTCTTCCTGAATCTCCTGCTGATCAAGCACATTTTGCGGAACGATGCGCTTGAGTCTCTTCGCAATAGCGTCAGCACCGGGCCAATCCATGTTCTTCGCGATGAGATCCAGGACGACCGGCGCAGCAGACGGAACGGCCTGGATAAACTGCATGAGGCTGTCAGCTGCCTCAAGGCGCTGCGTCTGATAGCTTGGCCCAACGGACACGGTGACGTCATACTTTCCTGCCGAGACATCATGCACGGTCACCCACTCGCGGCCCTGCTCGTCAAAAACCTGCTGGTTGATGCACACCCAGTCCTCGCTCTCATCGCGGAACTTCAGCCTGACAATCCGCTCACTGTCATAGGTGTAGGGAATAGCGTCGATACACAACTTTCCCACCCGACGAAGAGAACGAGCAAGGTTGTCGATATAGGCAAACGTACCTCGGTCCCCCTGCCGCTGCCGGGCAATAATCGCCTTCCCGCTGGTCTCGTTGCCTGAGTTGCCCAGGGAGGCATCATAGAGACCGATCACGCTCTTGATCTCATCAGCGGCGGCCATGGCCAGCTGCAACTCTGCTGCCGGCATGGACGGCGGCGCCTCACGTCTCGGGGCAGGCACGTCGGCTCGGTGCTTGTAGGGCAGGTACGACCAGTTTTTCCGGTTGGCCTGCTTCCACATGCTCTCAAACCCCTCGATGCTTTTGGCGTCAAGGATGTAAGGCGACTTCGGCGCCAGGGCAACACGCTCTGTTGCGGCGCTCATCCAGTAGTTGTGCATGCGCTGGGCATCTTTCGCGTAGCGTATCAGCCCCCTGTAGTGAGTGTAGTTGTCGATCGTCACTTCTTTGCCGAGCACCGGCACAACAGGAATCGTGCGAAAAGGTACTTCCCTTGGGCCCTCAAGTATCGTGTGGGCTGTGATTTTGGCCCAGTACACCTTGTGAGTCTGGACCTTGCGCTCTCGGATCACGTAGATGCCGGCTGCCTGCAGCTCATCGAGCGCGCCCTTCACTTCATCATCCCATACCGTGCGCTTGTCGGAGAGCATCAACAGTTTGCGCTCAACGGGCTTACGAAAGAAGTATTCGGCGACTCGCACCATGGCGGAAGACTCCCAGTTGTGCAAGTAGTCTCCCTCAGCCTCGCCCAGGCTGGCCGGGT